TCAATCATTGCTTCAATGGTTTGTCTTTCTTCAGGTGCTGGAACTCCATTATTCAAGTTAACCATTACCAATGGCAAGAAACCATTCTCAATATTGTTGATGTGTAGGTTAGATAATTCTGCTTCTACAAATGAGAATTGTAGTGCTGAAATCCAGTCCGATACTGAGTAGTAGAATTTGCCTGGTGTGTAGTTTTTGATGTAGAGTAATTCTCTCTTTTCTTTTGATTTACCAAATGCAGGAACCTCAACTTTCAATCTTTGTGCTCTCTGGTCTGCCCAATCGTGGCAATAGAAATAAGAACTGATGAAAGGATGCATTCCTAACTTCTTTGCTCTCCAATTCTGAACTGGAGTGTGATACATCTTTTTGATTTTGGTGTGCTCATCGTTCCAAACTACATCTACTGCAGCGTTTCCGTATAGTTTCAAATCAAATGAAATTCTTTTTACATCTTCCTGTGAGATAATCTTTGAGAGAACATCGTTAAACAATAAGTTGTTTGAGAACAAACCTTTACCAAAGATTAAATCGGATACACCATCAATACAAGCCGCATTTGTTGTAGATGTAGTGTAAGCATCGGTTAGGACATCAAAGTAATCATCCATATCCATAATTCCAACAGGAACCCAATGGTGTCTTGTTTTAGTATCCTCACTAATTACTGGGATTTCCTGTTGAGCTAAATTAACTACACTTAATTTAGTTTCTTTCTTTATTGATTCGTTTGTCATAATACGATGTATGAATTATCTGTTACATTTGATTTGAAATCAGGTGGAATCTGATTTTCGTAGATTGCTTTAGATGCTGTTGTAGATGAAGTAGCAAATGTGTTGAAAGTTCCATGCCAAACATCATTTCCACTACTATCTCTTAAAGTAGCTCTATATTCTGAACCATAGATTGCTCCACTAATACTTGCGGTAAATCCTAATAAGGATTCATCACTATCGTAGGTAAATGAACTGAACGATTGGGTGGTATTTGTAAGTAAATACATATCCTGATAGGACATTGTATAAGAGTTAGAGGTATTATCCTTAACTCTGATTGTCACCAAATTGCTTCCACTAAGGTAATAATTTTGCATGAGAGTGTCTTTGACTATTTAACAAAGTGTATTGAGAATGTATTTACTTCTTTTTACCACCGGGAAATCCAAGCTTATGGTAAATCTTTTCGTATTCCATTGCTTCTTGTTTTGTAGAACATTCATGCAATATCATATAATCCGAATAATCCCTCCCATCTTGTTTATGTCTATACATTCTTGGTTTAATGGCTTTTGTATAACCAACATAATAATCAGCATTTGGTAGAATATAAACTTTCCAAATATTATTATGGTGATTTTCTCTCCAATTGGTAACTATTTCTTTAAGCTTTTCTTTATTGTTTTCTCTCCATTTTTTGTTAGCCTTATTAGACCATTCTTTTACCTTTTCAGTATTTTTTTCTTTATATTTTTTGCGATACTCTTTCATGTAAGTTCGCATGTATTCTTTATGATTTGTTCCCATAAAACAAATATACAAAAAATATCTGAAATATCCAAATTATAAGCATAAGAAAACCCACCTTTATGGGGTGGGTCTTCCGTCTGTATGATAGATAAGAAAATACTCTTAATCCGATTAAGAGTAAACGATAGTTGGCTTATTTGAGATTGCCGCAAATGGATTGCCATATGTGCTTCCACTTACAAATGCTGCTGGGAATTGTTCTTGTCCAGTAAAGGTTACGGAGTATCCGTATAAATCACCTAAACCAGCTCCTGTTTGGATAGTTCCAGCGGTTACATCAGCACCTTCTCTTTCACCAACTAAAAGGGTATCACCCTGCATAGTGTGAACGAAGATTTGAGGACGTCCGTAAGCCATAAGCTTTAATTGGGTTGTCATCTCATTTGTAAGTTTCTTCAAATTAAGAACTAATTCTTGCGAAAAGAAAGTTGTTCCGTTTTCTCTTGAAGTGTTTACAGTTTCTGTGTAAGCTGAAGTTCCCTTCAATTCGTAGTAATATGCACTCATACTTGCAGTAGGAAATGCAGTTACTTCACCATTTGCGTTCTTTGTGAAAGAACCAGTTTGATAGTTTACGAAATATACACCAGCTAATCCACCAACACTCTCTTTACATACCTCTTGTCTGCCTTGCGTTAAATCACATGCCATAGTATTATTGTTTTATTAAGGTTAAAGTTTAGAGAGTAGGGAGGGTGTTACCCCTCCCATTCTCAATTTAGTAGTTTTTGTGGATTGCGATGTCCTCACCGATACCATATACAGTATCAGCGGTGTATCTCATAATCACTCTGAAGTTCTGTGAACCATCGAGGTCAGCCATGTCTAAGATACGCACTTCGTTGTAATCGCTCATAAGACCAGTTCCGAAGAAAAGGTTTGATTTCTGAGCTGCTACCATTGCTGATGCTGGAAGACCAGGACACATTGCTAACTCAATACCATTGAAGTTCATTGGCTTCTCACCTACGTTCATTTCGTTGTTCCAACCATTAGCACCTGCTGAACCTCCAGCTAATGCTTGTTGGTATGCTTTACCTACGTTGGTTGGAACGTAAATCATCAAGTCTTCTTTACCGTATACTTCTGCTGGGATTGAATCAACTAATGCGTTAAGAGCAGTTAATACGTTGGTAGAAGTGATAGAACCTGAGATAGAAGAAGTTACAGGAGCGTTTACACCACCAGCAACAACTGATGAAGAAAGCTCGTTGTAGATACCCTGGAACTGACCGTTAGTTGCAGAGTTACCTTGCCAGATAGAGATTTCGGTTGCTTCTGCTACTTTACCACCGATGTAAGAAACTAAGTAATCGGTGAAAGATGCAGGAACCTCATCAAATGCAGAGTAGCCCAACTGAAGTGCTTCCCAAGATGCTACGAAGTTTTGCTTACAAAGCTCTAAGTTTACCTGAAGCTCTTTTGGCTCGAGGATTCTTTCGGTAAGAGCTACTGTACCTGAAGTAGTGAAATCACAAGATGCATCGTTAACGATTGAGTCAACAGCAACCTTCTGAATTACTTGCTTGTATTTTACGTTTGGAACTACAGTGATGTAGCCGTTATCCAAAGTTCTAGCACTCAATAATGCAGCCGCAATATAGCGACCCGCAAATTCGCCTGCATAGGTTGTGGTTATGCTAGGCTGTGCGAAGTTTTGTCTTTTTTTCATTTTATTTTTTATTAAATGATTTATTTGTAAAGTTTAGATAAGAAGGAAGCTTGTGCTGAACCAATCTTATCGTTCTTTGAGGGTTTACCCAAGTTAAGGGTTTGTTTTGACATCTCAACTGGAGCTCCGTTCAAAGGAGAAACTTCTTCCTCTTCATCTTCCTCCATATCTTCCATGTCAATCTTTTTCATTTCAGCGATTGCTTTCTCCATTTCTTCAATGCGGTAAGCCATCTCTTCCATTTTCTTTCCATAGTCAGCCATTTGGACTTTCATTTCTTCGTATCCTGGCTCACCTGGTAGAGGTTCAACTTCTACAGTCTCTTCAGACATTTTAACGTCCTCTTCCTCTTTAATTTCTTCTTCCATTTCTTCCACGTTCTCTCTTTCAACGATTACACCGTCTTTAGTGATAACTCTAATGTGAACTTCATTACCTTCCTCATCTCTAAGGAACAAATTGTGTTCACCATCTGGAGCTGGAGTTTTGCCTTCTTCGGTTACTACCTCAACTGGCTCGCCTACATCAAAAGTTGGAGATTCTACAATCGTTCCATCTTCTAACTTAGCGTAAGTCATCTTAACTTCTTGCTTAGCAAGTAAAGTTACGATTTTGTTTAATACACTAGTTGCATTCATATTATAATAATACTTTAGTTTAACAGTATAACAACTACGATTAAAATCGTAGTTATTTTTTAATTTTATTAAGGTGCTGATGTTCCTGAAGTTCCTGATGTTCCATCTACTCCAGCTTCACCCATAGGTCCAAAGTTTATGAATATAGATGAATCTTCATTGAAGAACACCGAATCAAAATACAATGGATTTCCAATTGCTCTAGCTACAGTTCGAGATACAGTACCTGATGAACCAAAGTATCTGATGTTTTCACCATCATAGGTAATAGTCATAGGAACACCACTACTCCAAGTACCAGCTCCACCTACGTCTACACCACCTTCAACTATTCTTACAATACCATCAGGTTGTAGTAAGAATACAAAATCAGTATTTGGACCAGGCAATGAAGGTGTTTCAGATAAACCAAAGAATATGTTTGAACTACTTCCACCACCGGTAGAGTAACTACCTGTTGGTGTAGCAGTAACAAATACACCACGGCTATATCCCTGAACTGACCTTACTTCTGCGTTAAATCCATCACCACCACTTTCTT